TTCGGTGATTACCAGTATTATACAAGCTCATTAGGAAAAATAAGACTGGACAATACAGGGAGTCTTATCGCAGGTAATACTTTATCTGAAAATACTTCTACCTATAAAACAGTAAGTAAATACACAGATGATCTACATAAAATCGATATAGGATTTTCTCCTTCAGATAATATAGATAATTACATTCTCTCTGCTTCTTTAGCAAGCCCTACCTTATCGAATTTCAACATAGACAATTATATAGGAGATCCTAGTGATTTATATAAATANAAATACGATGCTCTTACTCCTGTTATCAATGAGATTACAGAGAATCTAACTCAATATAATTTAGCAGATTTTGTAAGACTAATTAAATTCTTTGATAANGTAATCTTTAAAATTGTAAGGGATTTTATACCTGCAAGAACGGTTGCGGATACAGGTGTAATTATAAAGCCAAGCTTACTTACCAGGAGTAAGATTAAATCACCAGAATCATCTGTCGATGTAATTGATAGCGGTTCTGTAGATAACGCATTTGTTTATAATTCTTCAACTGAGACAGGATTTATTTCAGGATCAAGCGGGGGATCTTATGGAGGAACTGATAATTATATTTCTAACGCTGACAGCAGTTTTGTTCAAACTCCCCTAGGTACCTATATAAAAACTCATCAAGCAACTCAAGATAAGAAATATAACGGTGAATTATCAGGCAGTGAAACTCTAATTACGAATGGAGAATTAAATAGTGCAAATCCTTTTAAGATACATGCAGCGGAAAATATATTATATAACGTAGGCTTTTTTAGTACTCCTCCTTTGAGTTACTGTACATTCGGAAGCCCTGTTCTTACCCCTCTCGCTGTACGTCTCGAATCAGGAAGTGGACTAAACCCGTATACTCTTAACTACTTGTTTAGTTATCCTCTTTCAAATACTACTTATAATTCTCCTACCGGCCCAATAACCGGACCGTCTTATAGTTTTACAGGCTCTCAATATGACACTATAATCCTTCAAGCAACATCTTCAAATAGCTGTACTGCTTCTAGGGAATTCCAGATGATATATTGTGATCTTACAATAGGAAGTGGATTCCCAGGCGGATCTATCCCTAAAATAGCTAAAGATGTCCCTTATAATTTCAACAATTGGTTTAATACAGGAAGAAATACACGTGTACAGTATGTAGTTACGGACTATCCAACTACATCAACAGTAATAGCCGTTGTTACAGGGTCCGCTGCTACTGCTTACGTATTCCCTACAGGAATAGATAACTCAACTAAATATCAGGTAACTGCCCAAGACATAACAGGAAGTGCTATATGCTCTCAACCTTCAACCCCAGTAACCTACGAGAACTGCCTACTTAGTGCCGTAAGTACTCCTTCAGTAGCTCCAGGAACCTATATTGATCTAACCGGATCTTTTTTAAATATAGCAACAACTGCTACATTTAGTTCTAGTACAGATAATTCTACATGGACAGGAATAACTACGCCGCATTATTACCAGTTCCCAACTAGTTCAATCTATATACTATGTAATAACTCACCTACCTGTTATACTAGTACTCTTATAGGAACTAGTTTAATTAATAATGTAATTAGTATTACATTCGGAATTAACAATGGTACAGAGACATTTACACCGATAACTGCTTCCTACCCAGTCAATTCAAGTGTAGAAGTGTATTATACCCTGTATGATAACAACAATACTCCATTCGCCTTTACTGAATCTCTAGCTTCTGGAAGCTCTTACGCTGACCCTAAGCATATCTGGTCTGATCTCGTCGACGGCACTGGGCCAGCAATTGCTGTTATAATTACAGGAGGCTCACCAGCAACAGACAGTAAATACACGTATATCTACGGAGGAATCTAGAATTAGTAAATTAGAAAAAACAACATGCTAACAAGTATATTTTTAGACGCAAGTAAAGCACCCGCATTAAATCTATCAAATAGAATTAATGTTAATTACGACCCGATAGATAGCGGATCTATCCTAGTAACCGGAGTTACTGTGACAAATCTTACAGAGAACTCCTCATTAGATCTTACTACGGTATTAGACCAGGTAACAACTATCGGATTTAGAATCTCAGGGAGTTTATTTGAACTTCCCGTAACAACGAGAACTCAATATCCCGGAACAGGTACTCCAATCGCTGATTTTAATTATATATATTTAGCTGTAACTCCTACTGTTTTTCCGGTAAGCATGTCTTCCGGGAATATATACAACGATATCAGCATATACCTAGTACCGTATATTGTAGAGAGTAAGTATTACTACAATGATTACAATCCATTAACAAATAATACACAGGATAGCAGAAGATCTAGAGTAATTCAAATATCAGATAGAAATAATAGATCAGGCTCTTCAGATAATCCGGCCAATATAGATGAACTGAGAATACAATCAGCATCTCTTGCAGATGTGCAGGATAGTAATTATACAAGCACAGGCTGGATAAACGCAAGATACGTAGGAACCTCAACTTCAGCAGGACAGTATAAAGGAATTTCTCCTGCAATAACGGGTAAGACATATTCAGGAGAAGTATACGCTAATACAGTTCCTGATAGTCTAATTTGTTCTAGGTCTCTTTCTGATAGGTTATTAGAGGATTTATTACAGACTAGCGAAAATGCAGTACCTACTTCTTCTCCTCTAGTACTAAGCAAATATGTAATAGGTCCTCCAGCAATAACAGGAACAGATTCTACTCTAATAGAAATACAACCTGCCGGTTCTCCGGGGAATAAACAAGCCATTGATGTAGGAAGTATTTTACAGGTAGATACAGAGTATATGAAAGTACAGGCAATTATTCCTGCATCGAATAATGTAACTCAGCTGGAAGTAGTGCGGGGATATTTACAATCTACTGCGGCAACACATTCAGCCTCTACCCCTATCTACACAGTCCCTCTATTAAATACATTTAAATTCGATACCAATAGTGTGAATGTATTAACAAATAGTAATTCTAAGATATGGGTTAAGGACTCAAAAGAGATCCTATACACGGATGGACTAGGCACAGTATATAGCGGGAGCTTCTGTAGTTTCTAGGGTTGTAATAGATATTTAAAAAACGTATATTTATAATAAGATAAAAATTAAAAAATGGGATATTTAGATAATTCAATTGTAACAGTTGATGCAATTTTAACTAAAAAAGGAAGAGAATTACTTGCAAGAGGAGATGGATCTTTTATGATTACTCAATTTGCATTATCGGATGACGAAGTAGATTACTCTTTATACAATCCAACTCACCCTCTAGGATCTGCTTATTACGGGGAAGCTATTGAAGCTATGCCGTTATTAGAGGCATTTGCAGATGAGACTCAAATCATGAAATATAAGCTAACAACTCTGCCAAGAGGTACAGCAAAATTACCTGTACTGGATTTAGGATTCTCAGCAATCAGGTTAAAGCAAGGAGCATCTTTAGCAATCACCCCTCAGACTTTAAACTACCTAGGCTCATCAAACACATATGAAGCTAGCGGATATACAGCAACAATTGCCGATGCTAGGGTATTAAATACATTCAACGGAGTAGGTATAAATACACCTGCTGCCGCTACTTTAAACTCAACAACTACCCTAGGTACAAATGTCTCTAAAACAGTCATAGGTACATCGATTAACCTAACAGGTACAACAATTAATACCCTATTCGGAAACAATACTCAACTACAAACCACAATTACCGTAGTAGGTAGAGATTCAGGAGCTAGAATAACTATCCCAGTAACAATTATACAAGTAACTCAATAAGATATGTCATTTAAGAGATTAGATCCTGAAGATATCACAATCAGTGCTGAATCAGTAGTTTCCCCATTATGGTCTTCTACCAATTCACCCACGCTAACTACTTTTTTTACATCCTCTGCTCAAGCAACAGGAGTAGGAACAGGTAATTTTTTCTATACCGTATATGACTTAGATGTAAATACAAATGCATCTGCAGTACCTCAATTTGATATTGCCTTTGGAGATAAATACGGAAGAGGGGTTAACCCATATAATGCATCAGTACCGCAAAATACTTATACCTCTACAATCTACGGTCAGTATAGAAATCTCGTATTCGGTGCTGATGATGTAGATTTCCAATTCTTAGCTCAGACATCTAGTTACATATATGCAATAACAATAGACAGGGCAAGATACAAAGAAAAATTACTACCAGGTACTTTTAACTTGACTCTAACTAGTGGCAGTAGAACTCTACACTTAACCGATAACAGTACAATGCTTTCGACAGTATCTTATGTAGATGCAGGAAGGGTATTTGACATAATTAGCGGATCTAACGGAGCAGCTTACAATGCCTCAGGATCTAATTTATTAGGAGGCAGTTACGGTAAATTACTACCTGATGTGGGTATTATTATCTTAAACGGAACTGCTCTAGATAGTTCTGTTGATGGGCTTAATCTAGGAACCGATTTAGGATCAGGAAGCCTCAGCTTACCTAGATTCTTTAGTGCAATTAAAACAGGTGCTGCTTTCCAATTACAGTCTGAAGAAACAATAACATCGGATTATGTATTTGTTAGGGTAAGAAATAGTGAATTTAATTATACAACAAATCCATCCAATTTAACAAGCTCAGGACAGTTAAGATACGATGTAATGATTAATACTCCTCAAGCATATGTAACAGCAGTTGGATTGTATAATGATAATAACGATCTTTTAGGAGTAGCAAAATTATCAAGACCTTTATTAAAAGACTTTACAAAAGAAGCACTTATTCGTATAAAATTAGACTACTAATGAATGAGCACCTTCAAAAAGCTAAATAAGCAAGATGCGTATATAACCACATATACAGCTAAAAAACAATGGGCAGTCTCAGGAAGTACAGAGTTTAGTGCTTCCGGGATCTTTCATTATCCAGGAGTTTCCGGATCAGGTCCATATATTCCCACAGGAAGTGACTTACAATCAGGCCAACACCCTAGACTTATTTATCAAAGCATCTACCAACTATATTACTCAGGCTTTACAAACGGAATTCCAAGTACAGGTATAAACGGACTTACAGGATCTTCTTTTGAAAACTACCTACAGTCCTCATATAATGTAAGTGGTTCTAGAAATATAGCAAACTATATACAGGTTCTTTCTATACCGAGAAAACTCTTAGGAACCCACATAGAACCTTCTTCCTTTAGCATGAACCCTAGTGGTTCTTCTTTGCAAATCCTTTTAATTGGAAATATATTAGACGATGGAGAAGGCAACCTGTATATAAGTGGTTCTAGTCCTATTCAGTATGTAGGAAATATCATATACACTCATGGTCAAGTAATTATCACGCACCCTTATTACTATGCCGCAATTGGGAGTTACATAAGTGGAAGTATGAACTGGAAATCGAATCAGCCAATCTACACTTACAATTACCACTGTAGGCTAAGAGAAACAGAATTTAACTTCACCTACAATATCTCAGCTCAATCAGCCTCTTTAAGAGAGACTCACGATAATAACGGGGATACTTACTCAACTTCGAGCAGACAATTCTTAGGCAACCTAAGTGATAATATAACAGGTAGTGCTTTTCAGCCCTACATCACAGCAGTCGGACTCTATAATGATTCGAATGAATTAATAGCAGTAGGAAAAATGAATCAACCAGTACCTAAGTCTGCTAATACAGAAATGACATTCATTGTAAAAATGGATATTTAAAAGAGAATTATGTGGTTATATCGAGGACAGGAAATTAAAACAATCGAGGATATTCCCGGATCACCATTCGGATTTGTCTACGAAGTTACACACATACCGACAGGTAAGAAATACCTGGGAAGAAAACAACTGATATCTGTACAGAAAAAAGCATTAGGAAAAAAAGAATTAGCACTACTGACAGATAAAAGAGGCAGTAAAAGTAAAACAGTTAAAAAAGAATCTGACTGGAAAACATATTACGGATCTCATCCAGAAATAAAAGAGATGATTAAAGCAGGTAAACAGTCTGAATTCTCTAGAGAGATTCTTATCTTTGTACCATTGAAAAAGCTCTTAACTTATTATGAAAATAAGTATTTATTTATGAACGGGGTGATAGAGCCGGATTCTAATTACATAAACGATAATATAGAAGGTAGGTACTTTAAAAAAGATTTTTTACAATAACCAATATGATAACTATAACCTCTATTCTTCAAGAAATACTAGAACCAACCAGGGAGTATCAAATTCAAGTTGACCTTCTTAAAAAACAAGGAGCTAAATTTTTAGGATCAGGAGATGGAGGAGCTGCCTACGAATTAGACGGAGTTGTAAAAAAAGTAACTACTGACGAAGTTGAGTTAGAACATGCAGAAATTCTTAAAGGAAAAACTACTAAGTTCTTTGTACCGATATTAGATGTGGACGTAATTGATACTAAACTAGGTATAATCACAATGCCGATC